TCCAGCGCCTACAGCGCCAGCTAAAGCTCCAGAGAAACCATTAGAAGTAAGTGGTATTCAAGCAACAATTGTAAAATCATTAAATGATTCTGGTATTACTTCACCAAAAGCCCACGCAAATGTTTTAGCAACAGTGAAAGCTGAATCTAATTTCAAAGTTCAAAGTGAGAATTTAAATTACAGTTCGCCAGACAGAATACAAGCTGTTTTTGGACCAAAAAGAATTCCTTCTCCTGAATTTGCTCAACAGTTTGTAAAAAATCCAGAAGCATTAGCTAATTATGTTTATAAAACAACCGATGGAAATTCATCGCCAGGTGATGGATTTAAATATCGTGGCCGAGGTTTTATTCAACATACTGGTAAAAATCAATATGCTGCAATTTCTAAATTCACTGGTGTTGATGTTGTGAGTAATCCTGATGCATTGAACTCGCCTGAAGTCGCAGCTAAAGCGATTCCGTGGTTTTTATTAAGCTACAAAGGTCTAAAGCCTGATGATGTTGAGAATATGTCAAAGGTTAACAAAGCAATTGCTTTTGCAGATCCAACAGGTAAAAAGGCCGCAGAACGAGAATCCTCCGCACAACAAATATATGCTTCTATGTCGAGTGGCTCTGGAATACAGGTTGCTTCTGCTTCAACGGATGTTGCTTCTGGCCAAAGACAACAGGCAAAATCACAAACACCAATAGTTGTTAACGCACCAACAAATAATACAACGGTTGTAAATAAAACACAAGTTGCTTCTACTGCTACAAGACAAGATACAGGCAGAATGTTAGCTGGAGCGGCCGCCTAATAAAAACCCCGGCACGAGGCCGGGGTAGCACTTGCATGGCATGGGTTAGAATCAGTTAGATTCCGCAAGGGATTTAAAATAATCCAAATCTTCATCTTCTTCACTCATAGATTTATCAATGATAGATGTGTCAGCAGTTACATCAGCTGCTTTAGATTTAGATACAGGTGCAACTCCATCAAAACCTAGTGCTTTGTCCAATCTTTGTTTCAATTGGTCATAAGTTTTAAAGTTCTTACGCTCAAGAAATTCTTTGAGACTATACTCTGTTTTCCAAAGAGCCTCAAGTTTTTCATCATCACCATCAAAGAGTGCAGATTTATCAGCAAACTCTGATTTATCATAGTTACGATAACCTTCAACATTACGAATTTTAAGTTTGAAGTTAGCACCTTCCCATAAATCAAATGGATTAATTGGTGTTTCATCAGCAAATTCAGGATTCATAGCCTCTGTAATCTTATCAAAGATTTTCTTACCAAACTTAAACAGTTTAATTTGACCTTCATTTGATTTATTTGCTGGGTCAGAAACAATCAAAACATTGGCGATATAAGATAATTTGCGTTTTTGTTTTCGAGCAATGTCTTTATTTGCTTCAATGCCAGAATTCCATAATGTATTGTTATGCTCACACACTGGACATTTTTCATTTAGTGTTGTCAAGCAATTATCAATTAACCAACCGCCTGGTCCTTGGAATCCATGTGAGAATACACGAACCCATGGCAGAGCATCATCACCATCAACCTGAGGTGCAGGCAGAAAGCGAATTACTGCCATACCATTACCAGCTTTATCTACTTCTGGTTGCCAAAAACGAGTATCATCTTTAGAACCACCTTCGTTGGTTTGGTTTGTTGCTTCAATTGCTTTGGTAAGTTTAGAGAGGTCAGAACGACCACGCTTTAGATTTGCAAAACTACTCATAGTATTTCCTTTCGTATAACGGTATATGAACGATGTATAAACGACTTATCCACAAAAACATATTATATCATTTATTTAGTCACAAGTCAAGCTTTTATTAAGGTAAATTTTTTTATCATTTCTTTATAATTTTTTTAAGTATAAGTTTATATTTTGTGTCTTCTGGTAAAAATGGCATTAATTTTTCTACTTTGATTTTAAATATGGGCCATCGAATGGTATCTGAAATCTCTTTTGACCAATTCTTCATAAATGGTAAAATTTTGGCCAACATTGTAAAGCTTTCAATATGTATTTCCTTGCGAAGCGTCTTTGTAAGTAATATTGGATAATCTCCGTCATTCACCTTTAATACAGCATTTGGATCATCATGGCCATTAAATACTTCCTTACAATCATTTTCAAAAACATACGAAAGCGATTGAAGAATTCGTTGATGTTCACGAAAATTCACTTCTGCGGTATCACTTAATAAATCACCAACCCACAATGTTTCTTTTGTAAGCAGATTTGCAACAATAAACGAAATCAATTCATCACGATTGCTAAACTTGCGTGATAGTTTATAAAAATGATATTTGTCTTTACGATTTTCAAATGCTGTGATACTTATGTTTGTCTTGCCATTATAATGAAAGAAATCATAATTATCTTTGGCGAAATGAAGTTTGAGGGATTCATAAAGACCGAAAGCCTCGTACCCTGTCATATTGGAAGTCTAGAACCTTTTTCTTTTAATAAATTTAAATCCATGGCATTGTTAGCTAATTTTGATTTAAGATTTGAATTTACTAACGATGCTGCCACTTCAATCTCTAAACCAGTTTCTTTACAATACTGAACAATTGCTTCTATGTAATTTAAATCGGTGTTTGCTACTAACGCATCAATTGCTTTTGCAAATTTTCCCATTTCATCTTTTGTAGGCATTACCTGTCACTCACATTAGGTTTTGTTTCAAATGGCCAGTTATTTTGTGGAATTTCTGAGAAATCAGAATTTAATTGTTCGTCAGTTGCAATATATGAATCGTCATCGTCATCAATAAAATCTAACTGACCACGAAAATGAAAACCACACCCACGCAAAAAGTTTTCAAATTCTTCAATGATTGTTCCTAAAGAATCAGAATTAAATTGAACAGTCCTTTTTGCATCTATGTTAGTGGCAAATGGCATTGGTTCATCTTCACAAATAAAAGTAAATTTAGACATAATATAATTCTTTCAATTATCGTTTAGTTGGTGTTTGTTGCACTACACTATGTGATTGCGCTGATGCTGCAAATGCTACACAAATAATATCATCACTCTTTACATATGAGCAACGAACTGAAAGCGGATCAATACCTTTTGTAATTGCATTGTTCATATTTTCTGCCATTAAACTACGATCATGTATGTGATACCAACCAATACAAATTACGGCAGTTAAAAATAATAATGTAATACAAATTATAGGCACATTATCACCCTTTAGTTTATCAGTTAACTTATCCAATTTTTCATGTCCTTTCGTATGTAAAAAATATGGCGGCCAATTGTTGTAAGATGTTCCATGTTTCTCCATTTAGGATTTACATAATCGGCATGATAAAACAAAGCACCTTTTGATGGGTCTTCAATTTTATCGTGATTTGCATACACATAAACCGCTAAGTTACGAATATTATTATACAACGGATTTGAATTGTTTGTCAAGGCTTTTGCTGTTGATATTGCCTTTGGTCTGTCTTCACACCACCAAGAAAATTGACAAACACCATTGATTTTTTGTTTTACAACACCGCAAATATCGTCTTTGAAGTAACCTGATTTAACTCGATTAATTGTGACAAATGCCACTGCCATTTGGCCTTTTGTGGGTTCATGTGCCGATTCGAAATAAATGTTTTCTGCTAAACACTCTATTTGGTGTTTAGCATCTGATGACATAAAAGCATAATATGCTTTATATGGTATTTTTATCACCGATGTTAATGTAAGTGAGGTAAATCCTATAATTAATGCAATCAAACTAATTGTGAAAAGCACTATTGCTCTTTTCATAATTTCTCCTTAATTGTTAGGGGACGGCCGAAGCCGTCCTTGTCCCATCAGGTAGATTTTTTAGTTGTTGTTTTAGTATCTACGGTTATGTTTGAAACGAAATTATTCAAAGTCGCTGCTTTGGCGATAACTTCTGATTCAGAGGGAAATGGTGGATACCCTGGATGTTTCGGTGGGTCTTCACCTTTGAGTTTGGCAGTATCACAATCTACTGACCATTGATTGGCGATTTGTTCACGTTTGCCATAATAATCGTCATTGAGCATATCTCTCGCCATCTTGAGTAGCTCTAGCCGTATTTCAAAGGGTGTCATATTAGACATAATTTTCTCCTGTGTGTTTGTGTGTTTACCAGCGAATGTGTGTATGCTGGTTACTTATTTAGTCCCATAAATTTCTGTAATAACGACCAAATAATCTTAGACCGTTTTGAATTCTTTCATTGTGCTTATCATAACCTTCTTTATCAAATACTGCGGTGTGATTAGGACCATGTTGTAAAGAATACATTTTTGGCTCACCCTTTTCGTCCCACTCGCATGGTACAGAATTTAAATCTGAATTACCAGAATGAAATTGTGCATCATTGTCATCATCAACTAATTGCTCAAATGTCCAAATCATTTCATCCATTACCCATTCAAATCGTTTGAAATGGTTGGCATCGGTATCCCATTCATTTTCTTTTGATGGTGCTGATGTGCTACGCAATTTTTTTGGCACATCTTTGTCATCAACAAGTGGTGCGCCATGATTTGTTTCTTTTAATTGTTTTAGCATTGGCAAAATAATAAGTGCCAATGTGTGATCCATTGACCAAGTATCCCATCGGTCAATTTTAACTTTGATAGTTCGTTTGCGTTTTGATTCAATCCAATGGCAAAGTTTAGTCAACCAAGAATCGTTACCATTTTTATCTTTGGATAACCATTCACCAAAAGCGTGAACATACTTGTCATGCGCTTTTGTGTATTCAAATGTTGTTTTATCGTATTTTGGAATAAAAAATAGGATCTTTTCGGCGATTTGATATGGCCCAATCCAATTTTTATAAGGTCCGATTTTTACTTTCATAATTTCACAGATACATAATAAAAATGGTGGGACAAGCCCACCATATTTTTACTTCTTTTTTTCGTCTTTTTTGACTTCAGCTTTCGGAGCGTCTTTCTTTGGCTCTTCTTTCTTCGGTGCACTTGCAAAGGCGGTTACTGCAAACAGCGATGCTGCGATAAGTGCGACTGCTTTCATATCATAATCTCCTTAATTAAGAATACCAACTGCTTGGGTTATAAGGTGCAGTTGGTGAAACCCCATCTAACCTTTAGGCGGCTAGAGCAAAGCGCTCATCATTGGCGTTTGTGTTTTTT